CATATAAACACACGTTGAATTATACGAACAAAAAAGGCAACGAAAGAAAGATTGAATTAGAGGGTATCTCAGATTTTTTTACCTAATGCTGAGTCACAATAGTACATCTAACTACTATTATTTGAACTTCAATCTGGCTCAGCATCATGGATATGACATACATACTTTAGAGAATCTAATGCCTTATGAACATGACATTTATGTGACTTTGCTATTGAAGTATCTTGAGAACGAACGAGAAAAACAAAAAAGAGCAGAACAGTAATGGCTTTACCAGTATTAGCAGCAGTAGGTGCAGAAGCAGGCTCCAGAGTATTCAAACCAGGAATAGACGCAGTCAAGTCTGTTGTTAGTAGAGCTATGGCT